GTGTATTAGCTGTACCAAAAAAACGCCCACCTTTGCTTAAATTGCACTTTTGGCATAATACTTGCAAATTCTGGTCATTATCAGTCCCACCGAGCCTACGCGGTATTATGTGGTCAACGTGTAACTTTCCGTTATCTTGTCCGCATTGTTGACAGCAATATGAATCTCGCTTCAGTATCCTTTGCCTAATTTTCGCCCATTGACTTGACGTTCCATTATCTACAGCACTAGCCATCTAATGCCACCCCTTGTCCTTGAAGTGTTGATAAGCCTCGCAATAGTTACCGGAATATCTTGCCTTAACATATCTGATTCCCCAGTCTATCTGGGTGAATCCATCCATATTCTTTAGCTTCTTATTACGCAGCTGAGGTATGCCATAGTGTGATCCGTTAACAGCTCTACTATCGAACTTAGACTCTTTCATATATAAGTTATAAGCACATAAGTATTGCTTATCTTTAATGACTCTACTATGTAGATATAACTTAAATCTATCTTTAGATGATTGCGTATCGGCATAACTGGGACTCGGTATAGCCACCGCTAAACACAGTACGCCCGATAGTAGGGCTCGCCGCGAGCTAGCCCCCTGTGGGGCTCTCGTCGAGAGAGTGGATCGTACCGACCTAGTCAAATAGGTTGCAAGCATGAGCGTATTCTTGGGCGATTCCCACAGGGTGTGGATAACTTTCTTTAACTGTGGATAACTATTCATTACACTCATGAGGTTCATCGTAGTTAAATGAACAGTAATAGCAGCCCATGTCCACGCCGCATTTGCGACAGCTATAACGGAACTGGATCTCATTACAGCACGCAGTCACTTTGCTTAATAGGCTGATCCGGTAATACTGATTAGCGAACGGCATTAGTCCTCATCTCGTATAGCTGCGACGATCCGTTCAACAAGTGCGCCTTCGGCTATGTTGTCGCATTGTTTACAGACGTGTAGCGGCATAAATTGAGCTTCGACTTGACGTGCGATTAGCTCTCTTAATTCAGCTAATACTGTTCTCATAGATGGATTTGTCATTTCTTATCCTTTCCCCAGCCCGTACCCTTAAAGATTATGGCTGGCGCACTAAAGACTCTTATCATTGGGTAACTACAGCACAGTGGCGAAAGATCGCCGTTACTTGGTATTGAGTGATTCATCTCGAGTTCTCCACCGCATTGGTCGCACCTGTAAAGGTAACTAGGCATCGTCGCTCCCGACTAGGCATACTCCTAAAGAGCCGCAAATCGTACACTCAAGAGTCTTAACTCCGGGCGGAAGTAAGTCGGTCACTATGCGTTCGACCTGTAACGTTTCGCGCTTACAGCGCCTACACTCAAATTTCAATTTGTCCATAATTGCTCTCCTTTAGATTTTCCATGGAATTGAGATTATGTTGACTTACCCAGAACGAGCCGTCTTTGTCATGCTTGAACCGACTTGTCTTAGCTGCTCTAATTGGAATCCAGCCCTTGACATAATAGGTCGGTGATTCGCCTACGACTAAAACGGCTAAGTCCTCGACCCTATCCCTGTCCCTAAGGATTAGATGTCCGTCTAGCCATTTCGTATGCTTGACTTCAATTCGATTACCTATGTCAGCTCTTAGCTTAAACTTGTCTAACTCAAGCTTAAAGTCTGTAATGCCGAAATATCGAGCAGCTGCTATCTCAGCACCAAGCGCCTCAGCTGTACGCCGAATCGACTCGTGGATATTGCCTCTAGCTGACTGGTCATGAAAGTAGTAATTCTCAACGCCTTTAGACTCACAGATAAAAGCCGCTGCCGCAGCTTGTATTTCCTCGTCTTTGGTAAGTGTTATTTTTGTTATTCCCATGTCGCACACGTCCGAACATTGTCTGGGCAAACCCAGCCCTTATATGGCTTGCCAGTCTTTCCGACTCCCTCTTTCCGAATCATCACGCCATGAGCGCAAGATTTTGTTCCGGTCAAAGTTCCAGCTACGTCAGCGATTACGTTATTGACAGCCCATGGATCATAAGAGCCATTAGGTAACGCCTCTTTAGGTGCGGCAACGACTGGACGTTCGACCCGTTTCATTTCCTCGAACGATGGGCGATTTTGATTCTCGCTAAATTTGCTCAAGCCGCCAGTATGTAAAGCTCTACCGATTGCCGAAGTCGATCCATTTTCTAGCGGAAAGCGATTAGCGCTGGATCTAATTTCCTCGGCGAAATCTGTCGCGAAAGGTAGCGAGTCGGTTATGTCTTTGTAAATATCAGTCTGGACGATGTAACGAGTTCCGTCCTGAAATACGATGTTAACGTCGATTCGACCATTTGGATATTTAATCCAGAACTTCTCGATCCGTTCGGCGACCGACTCGTAACCCTCTAGTGGAATAGCCATTACAAGCTCCGAACGTAATCTGTAGCTGCTCTCATGCCAGCTGCTCGACCGCGGTTAAAGCCATCTTTAACGCCTTGCTTGTAGCCAATACTCCAGCCGACTAAGCACCACCCGACACTACAGGCAATAACTACCATCGCCAGTTCCAATATAGTAAACATGTTAGCTCCCGATTCTGGGAACGACTTATTCGCTCCCTAGTTATAGGGTGAACTAAATGTCTGACAATTTCAAGCCTTAGGCGTATTTAACGGCGTGTCGAATTGCTTAAGATCAAACTGTAAATCTCGTCAACGCGCTTTTCAAGTCGCGAAACCTGATCCTTGACGCTTGCTCCAGAGTTAGGCTTTAGCTCGCTTAAATAGTATTTAACTAGGTGTCGAACGACCGCTGTAAATGCCGCAAGGAGCGTGACCATAGCCACGCCCATCGCAGCCCAGTCGTTAGCGTTCACTCGCTTTAGCGCCGAACGTAACGTCTTTAGGATTCAGGTAACGCATTAGTAGCGGAACGACGCCAGCGAGAAACCCGTAAGCCAATTTCTTGGGATCGGATTCGCCTGTCATGTAAACGGCCAGAGCTCCTGCGAGCGCCGATCGTCCATAACTAGCAGCCATAGCCTTTAGCTCTTTCATTACTTTTCTCCTAACCCTAGAGCCTTGATTAGCTCTAAGACTTTTCGTGGGCTTACGTTGATTTCAAAGTGCATTTCGTCGGGACGATTCTTGTAGTCGCCGCCCCAAAATAAGCCGTACTTCTTAGCTAGTGCGCGAATCATTGGAACTTTCTCAGCTGGGAACGTGCCGATCTTTCCGAGTGGATGTTTAGTTGCGTTAAGGTCGATTGCCGTTCCAGACGCGTGATTGCTTAAACGATCAGTCGATCCGCGAACGTTTCTGAATGCGTATCCCCAGTCGTCGAGCTGACCGCCATCTAGCGGCTCGATCAGCTCGTTAAATTCCGTACAGAATCCCACGATCAAAGGTGCGACAGCTTCGGCGCAGCGAATCTTTAGAGTCGTCCCCGGTATCGCGTAGGACTTGACATGAATCGACTCAGGTTTAGCCGAAGCTTCCCAGCCGTTATAGCTGGTTAGTTTCATGACAGCAATAAAACGGCTTCCTCGGCTGTAATTCCGAGTTTAGTTAATACGGCAGCTTTAGCATTTTTGTTGAAATCAATTTGCGCGAGTTCCTCTTTTTTTGATTTTGCGGCTTCAATTTGTGCTTCTTTGATATAAGCCGCTTCCTCACTTGTAGCTTCTCGATCAACGCTGACGCCGTTTTCCTCGTAAGAAATTATCATTTTATAGTCCTTAACTGTTTGAGTAACCATAGATACGAATAGTTCCTGTAACGTTTCCTGACGCTGGATACGCAGTCAAACCAGTAAACGACGTAGTAGCGTCAAATCCACCCGAAATGTTATTTGTTAAAGTAAGAGTTCCGGTGTTAACGGCAGCTTTTCCGACCCAGTTTTTTGTAGCTGTTAAAAAAGGATTATAGAATTCAGTTTTAACCGATACTCTTGAACCATTTCGCGTGGCTGCTAGTCGCCCAGAAGTTTGATTTTGTAATCTAGCTACGTTGCCGCCTGTGCCTTCAACATCTTGAATTTGATAATTGTAATTCGAGGTTGAATTGTCTGAACCACCTACCCGATAGCGGAATAGTAAATCGCTGTCAGCCGACGCCGTATAAGATCCCTGTAAACTGTAATAATCGTAAGTAGCGGAAAACGAATCGCTTAAATCAATAGACGAACTAGCGGAAAATGTTACGACTTTAACAAGGGTTAAAGCGCCGCTTGAATCAGCTCCCCACTCTGGAGCGGTTGCTCCTGAGTTAACCTTTAACACTTGACCGGCTGTTCCAATTCCTAAACGAACTGGGACTGTCGCGTTGCGATAAATTATGTCGCCCGCTGTCGTAACTGTTGACTTAGCGATCGCAGCGTCGGCTGTTGTCTGAGCTGTTCCCGCAGCTGTATTTGCTGTATTTGCTAAATCATAAGCTGACTTAGTAGCTGTCGGAGTCGAAGCTAGAACGCTAGATGTGGTCGAAGTCGAATCGCTAAGCTGTACGACGCCCGCAGCAGCTGTCGAAGCCGCACTAACGCCAATAGTTACAGCGCCCGAACTACCGCCACCGGTAATTGGTGCGGTTACGTTGACGGCTGTTATATCGCCTACGTCGTTCGTAATCCATGTGAAATCCATGTCCGCATTTGTAGCCTTGGACAGGATTTGACCAGTAGTGCCGCCCTTAAGATCAGCCATTGACGTATCGACCGCCTGACCAAATACCTCAAAATCAGCTGGTAAATCGGTAACTAAGTCCGTCGGCGTTGGCATTTGCCAGCCGAAGTTACTCGTTGGGTTTGTCATGTTTTCTCCTTATGCCACTACTAGCGCGGTTTCCCACGTTAGCGATCCGGTTATAGTATTCCACGATTCCGCGATAGAAACTTGCTCCCACTTCATAGCTTGAAGCGAATAACTTATCGGCGAAAGATTTAGCGTAATTGAGATTTCATTATAGGCAGCCTTAAACGACCAGCCCTCGACGAATCCTAGAAACGTACCCGAAGCCATGTTCGGCGGTAGATCGCTAATTCGCAGCGGTAAGCCCATAAACACGTTAATAAGCGAATCGCGATCTTGGTCGTCTAGCTCAGGATTTGTAAGCTGGTAAGTGATCGAAGTAAAGTTCGCTTGCGGCGTAGCTCGAAGCGTTAGGTAAAAATCCGCTTGATCTTGAGCGTCCGCTGTGTGTTTGACTGTCGTAGTGATTACTTGAGCTAAACGCCCGTAAATGTCGATCGAGTTAATATCCTCGGCGCTGACTTCATTATTTGAATTAGTATTGTATTTAAGAGTAACGTCATTTCGCACGTCGCCCGCTCGAGTTTCGATCTTAAGTCCGTTAAATAGCGCATGATTAGCCGTTACGTCTGTATAGCCGTTAGTGGCTAAATAGATCGATCGGTGAGTCGAATCGGCGTAGCTAATAAGTCCGCTGCCGTCCTCATAGATATAACCTAAGCCGCTAGTTGCCAGCGCTGAAACCAGCGAATAAATATCTGTTCGATCCGAAGCTCTCTGAGCTAGTTCATAATTTCCCGGACGATCGATATCGCCTAATCCTACGTTCTGGGCATTAGCCCACGTTTCTGTCGGATCGTAGTTTGCCCATGTTAAAGCCGCCGGAACTTCGCCCCAGTTATTTAACAATAAATCCTGTAAAACTGTCCAGATTTGATCGCCGTCGAAATCCTGAGCTAAAACTCCATCGGTTAGAGCTTTAGGTAAACGGCTTAGCGCTCCTAGTGCGGTTACCTTTAGGACTTGATTTATGCCTACGCTGCCAGCTGTGATGATCTCAACGCCGAAATCGACGACAGTTCCGCCAAATATGGGAACGTAAGTTGCGGTCGAATCTTGCAGCTCGATCGTTACTGAATCGTTTATGTTTATGTTAACGATCGCCTGAGTTAGGTTTAGGAGCTCTAAATTACAGTAGCCCGCCTGAGCCTGTTGGTAAATGTTATTTCGACCGCTTGTAATAGTTAAATTCGCCAGGGTATAAGTCGTAAATTCAACGCCTTGAATCTTTACGCGCCAGACTGGGTTAAATACTGTCATTAGAACGCCAGCGCATTAGCGCCATTAGTGCCGCGATAGAAACTATTATTCAGTACGTCAACGATTCGACGAGCTGTGCCCTCTTGGTCGATTGCGCCGCTAACGTTAATATAGATATTCCCGCCGCTGCTGCCCAGTTGATTATTAGGAACGATACGACCGCCGGACGATGGGACGAATAGTTCCGCGCCAGCTTCTCCCACGATGTAAGGTCGATTAGCCGTAACCATACCGCCAGCGGCTAGCTTAGGAATCTTAGGTAAATCTTTACCGCCTGTTATATTGTTGACGATGTTATAAGCGCCGACCAGTAAATTGAGTCCCGAGATAACTAGGTTAACGGCGGCGACTAAGCCTTTCATAGCCAGCGAAATTGCGTCGATAACGAACGCAATACCATTAAACGCGACCTTAAAAGTTGTACCAATAAACGACGCAACAGGCTTAGCTATAACAAGAAACGCGGTAAGTCCGACGCCTAATATCTTAAAGAATCCAGCGTTATCTGATACAGCGTCACCGATTGCGCCAAATACGGATTTAATGCCTTGTAAAATCGGAGTTAGCGAAACCTTAAAAATTGGGATTATGTATTTGTTTAGATAATCCCAAAGAGCTGTGAAAGATGGAATTAAAGTTTCCTTAATAAAAGTTCCAATATTTGTAAAGACTGGTTGAAGTTTGCCGCCAATATCTGTTGCTAATAAACTAATAGTCGGTATTACTTGACCGACAAATGACGAAACTAACGGAGTAAGTGCGTCGAGAACAAATGAACCGACAGTTTCTTGTGCTTCACTAAACGCCAATTTTAATCGTTCAATTTTGCCGCCAAATGTGTTGGCTTGTTCGCTTGCCTGTCCACCGAAAGTGTCGGCTAAGAATTTAGTTTGTTCCTCAAATGTCATTGACTTAAGTTCGGCAGCTGTTAATCCAATTCCCAGTTTTCCGAGTGCGGTTGCGTTGCCTTCGTAGGCTTTACCAAGTGCATTCGATACGGCCTCGAGTGACTTACCCGATCCGGCGGAAATGTCGATCGCCAAAGTTGCCAGTTTTTGAGCTTCCGAAACTGATCCAGTAGCGCGGGCGAGTCTTTCGTAAGCTGGTCGTAATTGATCGTCCGTCACGCCAAAGGCTAAGCCCATGTTTGAAATCCATGTCTCAGTTGCCGCGATAGTTGCGTCAGTTGCGCCAGCAACATTTTTTAGAGTGGTCGCAAGTTTGGCTTGAGCTGCCTCGTCCTCAATAGCCGATTTAACGCCGTCAATTAGTAGCTTGCCAGCATAGGCGGCAGCAGCAACGCCAGCGACAGCGAATGCAGCTCCAGCAGCTTTACCAAACCCGCCTAATTTAGTTCCGAATGAATCGGTTGTATCGCCAGCGTCGGTCAAACCTTTTTTGAGATTATCGACGTCAGCTAATATCGAGAGCTTGAGCGTTCTTGATCCCTCAGCCATTAGTCGAACCTCTTAACTATTGATGTGAAAGCCTTTTCCCACTCAGCAATTAAGTAGCTTTGCTCAGCTCGTAGCGTTGGGTAAATAAAATATCCAGTCGATCCGCGTCCAGTTGATCCTGACCAGATTGGAAACTGTTTCCACTTATTTGAACCAAACTCGGAGCCGCCCCATAGATCGCGAGTAGTTGCGCCGCCGCTAAATTTCTGTCCCGCAAATCCAAACGAAATCTCGCCAATTTTGGACGACTTACTAACCTTTGAACCCTCGGCGATACGACTAGCTACCGGGGACGAGCTTAAAGCTCCAGCGGCGCTTGCGATCTTGCCCTGTAAATATGTAGCAAGTGCACTCGATTGCTCTTTAGCTTGACCGATAGCTTCTTCGTCCATGGCCTTGAACGCTCCAGTAATGGCGCGAAGTTCGGCTTTGTCGTACTGGACGACTTCCTTACTTTCTGCCATTTCGCTTCTCCATTATCTCGAGCGCTGTCATTATATCCGCCGCGTCCACCCACTCACTCATTGGAATTCCTGTCGCGATTGACAGTTCTACAATTAAGTAACTTAGGCTTCCTCGGCTGTAACTTTTGGGCTTTCGGTTTCTCCGACTGTTATATCGACTACCATTTCGCACCATACGTCATAAGGTTTAACGGGCTTACCGCCAGCCTCACGTCGAATTGCGTTCCAAGCTAGAAACATTAAGTCAGAAATTCCGATTTTATCCTGAGCTTGTTGAATCGTGTATCCGGTCTTTTGCTCCCACTTGGCGAACTCTGGTGGTTGCGCTGTCGTGGTAACTGTTTTTCCGTCGTTCGTTTCGATATGTATTTGTAACTTCATGCTCCCGATCTCTTTTCTTATAGTGTTGGAGTTGTCACGCAAGTAAAGCTGAGCGAAATAGTCTGGGCGTCTGGAGCTGTGCCGCCAGCGCTTGGGAATATAGGCTGGACGTCAAAGTTAAAGACTGATCCGCTTGCGGCTGTAAATACGACCGAAAGTGGAGTATTAGGTGCGCTGTCAGCTGCGTTCCATAGCGAAGCGGCTAGTGATCCGCCAGCTGTCCAGTCGGCAAGCATTTCGACGTCGAAAGTACCCTGTGAATCGGTAGTGTAATAAGCCTTGCCGTCGAGTGTCTGATAAGTGTTAATCGTTGACTCGATAGTAAGGGTTGCGGCTGTTGCTTGAGCGTCGTATGTATCACCAGCAATGGTGAAAGTAATATCGCGCCCAGTTACGATTGTTGTTGGCATTTGTTCTCCTAGTTTTCTTGTTTGTAGTAAGTGCTCACGTCAATATCCGAAATAAGTAAATTACTCGAACCTAACGCAACGATCGACGGACGCGATACG